CTATAACACCTAGAGGAATCGCTTAACACTATAAGGGCTAGGGTAAAACTTAGCCCTTTATTTATTTTAAAAAATGTGTGAAAAGCTGTTGCAGGTTAACAAAAAATGCTTTAAATTTGTTTCCCCTTAATAAGTTTTCAACAATAAAAAAGCAAATGAAAAAGACATTTTACGAAGTATTATGGGCATTATGCCTAAAAGAAGGACACCTAGATAGGTGGATTGAAGAGGGACTTTTAAAGAAAAGTCAACTAACATATAAGTGGTCTGATAAGGCTTTAGATTTACTTAGTCTTAAAATGGTTTTAGGAGAAAAAGAAATTCAAGAAATACACACTTCTACTAAAGTAGAAAGGAGTGAATTTAGCCTAACTAATCCTTTAAGTGTAGATCCTGAAAAGTTAGTTGAATTTATTCAAAAGTTCAGTAGACAAAATACAGGTATTGGCGGAAAAACAACTGACAAAAATTCTGTACTTAAAAAACTTATTAAATTCTTTAAAGACTATCCAGAGTATACTATAGAACATGTACTACAAGCAACAGACTTATACATAGCTACTCTAAAAAGACAAGGAAGCATTCAATATATTAGAGAGTGTGGTTACTTTGTCTACAAAAAAATAGACGGATCAGAACAAAGCGATCTAGCAAAGTGGTGTGAAGAAAGTGCTAATGGAGGTACTATCTATACAAGTCATAGAATTTTATAATATCTAATTATGGATAAATTTCAACACATAGTAAACCAAATCGAAAGAAGTAGGCGTATTAAGGCTGAGGGTGGATTAACTTCTATTCCTCCTCCTTTTTCTAGGTTAGCCGAAACTTACGGAGGTTTTACTAAAGGAGCTATTACATGCCTTACCTCTAATTCAGGTACAGGTAAAACTAAATTATGCAAGTATCTAACAGTGTTGAATGTTTACAAACAGACTTTTAATACAGCTATTAAACCTAAAGTGTTTTATTTTGCCTTAGAGGAGAGTGAAACAGACTTTTGGTTATCTTTTATTTCTTATTTTCTTTACGAAAAATACAAACTAACAGTTAGCGTAGTACAACTCAAGTCTGTTGGAAATTTTAGTATTTCTAACGAACTTATGGGTAAAATCAGAGAAGCAGAAAACTTTATTCAACGCCTACAAGACATTGTAGAAGTCGTGGATTATATAAGAAACCCTACGGGTATAATGAGGCATATAAGAGCCTATTTTGACAATCCTGAGGTAGGTGAATATATCTACAAAAATACAGAAGATGGAAGGAAAGTAGCAACAGGCTACAAATACAAAGACAATGATCGTTGGGTATTTTTTGTACTAGACCATATTAGTTTATTATCTAATGAAGTATCAGGAGACACTAAGACAAGATTAACTTCTTATCAGACTTTTGACCTGATGGTTAAAGATTACGTATTAGAGGTCTTTTCTAAAAAACTAAACATGGTTAACGTAATAGTACATCAACAGACTCCAACTTCAGAAAAACAAACTTACACCTCTAAAGGAGGACTTATTGAAGAAAAGTTAGAGCCATCTCTAGAAGAGCTACATCTTAATAAAGGTGTTCAGCAAGACTATCGTACAGTCATAGGATTATTTAATCCTTCAAGATACGACATACCGACACATAATGGGTATGATATTTCTCTTCTAGGCAGTAACTATAGATCTTTAAAGTTTTTAAAAGATCGTGATTTCGGCTTAGAGAATGCAAGCATTGGATTATACTTTAACGGAGCTAATGGTGAGTTTCAAGAACTACCTGCTCCTAGAGACATGTTAACAGGAAATCATTATGAAAAGTACAGAAAAATAAACTAAAGAAAGGAATCAATTGAGTAAAGAAGAATTTTCTACAGGTCTAGTAAAGATCTTAAAAGAAATGTGTAATAGAGTAAATGCAGACTACGACGCTATCGACTTTAAAGAAGATGGTTGGTATCAAAAGTATGAATGGACTATGGAAGAACAAGACGACTATCAAACATGGTTAGAAAACCATCCAGATAAAGACGTTCATCGTACTCTTAATTCTACTAGAAGTAAGTCAGACAAAGCAAGAAAAGCAAGTTTATTCGTATCATTTTACGGATGGAAAACAAAAAAAGAAAATCAAAACCAATAAAATATGTCAAGTAAACTAATCGCCATTGTTGGCCCAAGTGGAAGTGGTAAATCTACTTCAATCAGAACCTTAGATCCTAAGGAAACATTTATTATCAATGTAGCTCGTAAAGAATTACCTTTCAGAGGTGCAGAAAAACTCTATTATCCAGAAGCAAAAAACTATATCGAGGTAGACGATATCCAACAAATTACAAACTATCTACTAGAAATTAGTCAAAAAGCTCCTCATATTAAGAATATTATTATGGATGACGCTATCTATTCTATGTCATTTTTAATGATGAAGAAAGCTAATGAGGTTGGGTTAAAATGTGAGCTCAACTAAAACCTATTTAATTGACGGGAAACTCCTAAAGATGCAAACACTAAATTATTATAGTAATATAGATAATGGCTCGACTAACTACCGAGGTATAGTAAAAGAATTGCATATATATGGACAATCCGCAGCGAAGCTTCCTTATGGGAAGAACGTTCATCGACTATCCCGTAAGGGAGTAGGAAAAGAAATTTTCCGAAATGGTAGGAATTTTTATTTAATTAGCTATATTTGTAAATTAACATTTACTAATATGGCAAGAAGACACCAAAAAGAGTACAGAATCTGGAAAGGAATGAAAGCTAGATGTTACGCTCCATGTTTATCTAGACTTAGTTATCAGAAAAAGAATATTCAAGTCTGTGAAAGATGGAAAAATTCCTATAAAAACTTTTTAGATGATATGGGAAAATGCCCAAATAACTATTCATTAGATAGAATCAACAATGATGAAGATTATTCTCCAGAAAATTGTAGATGGGCAGATTCTGCTACTCAAGTAAAAAATAGAGGAAGTTTTAACTTACTTTATACTTACAATAACGAAACTAAAGTGCTTAAAGATTGGGCAAGACACTTTAATTTAAGTTATACTACTTTGCATTCAAGAATTTATAGATATGGTCAAACATTTGAACAAGCTATAGATCCAGAATTTAATGCAGAAGAAACTATGGAGTATAGAGGAGTTAATTACACTATTGAAGAGTTGTCTAACACTTTTAATCTACGTAAACAATTAATTTACGACAGAAGAAGAAGAGGTTGGACAACAGAAAAAATAGTAGAACATCTTACTAGGAAGTCTCCTAATAAAAATTAAGATATAGTCAGGCCTTATTCGAAAGTATAGGGAAAGAACTGTCACAAAGTTCGTAAATTTAGCAAAAGATGTAACTAACATGTTAACTACTGCTCGTCGTTTACGTAATGATCTTAAAGTTTTCTATGTTACTCACTCAGAGTCTATTGAAGATGATGGCCACATTGTAGGTCAAAAGATTAAAACAATCGGTAAAGCTTTAGATTCACAGATTGTTATGGAAGGTTTATTTACTATCTGTCTTTATACTCACGTAGATGAAGACAAAGACGGTAATCCTACTTATCACTTTGTAACTAATCGTTATCGTAACTATCCTGCTAAAAGTCCTATGGGAATGTTTGAACAAACTCTTGTCCCTAACGACTTACAACAGGTGTGTAACACAATAGATGAGTATTATGCAGAAGAAGCACCAGTAGTAGAAGCTACACCAGCTAAAAAAAGTAAATAAATTAAATAAGTTAAATCACTAAAACAAATTAAAAGTAAAAATTATGAATTTCGATCAATTAGAAACCAGAGAAACGAGCAGTTCAGCACGTAAAATGTACACAGGGTTTGCACCTATTCAAATCATGTTAGTTAACCCTACAAGAAAAGAGTTAGCAACTTTTTTAAACACAGAAGAAGAAAAAGTAAAAGAACCTAACTACCTAGGTGAAAAAAGTACTCGTATTGATTTCTGGTACACTAACCATCCTACATCTAAGCAAGAGTTTAGAGGAAAACTTTCTATCTTTGTAGACAACAACTCTCGTGTATCTATAAGAACTAACAAAAAACAGTGGATTGATGATTTCACTAAGTCTGCTTGGGCTGAAAACCTTGCTTCTTTAAGTGAGCAACAAGCAAGTCTTCCTGTAGAAAGAAGAATTGACTTAAGAAGTATTCGTGAGTGTAAAGGTGGAGAAGAGACTATCTATTCTCTTTTAAAGGCTTACGGTAACTTAGCTCCTAAGACTAGACCTTTAGTATTAAGTTCTTGGAATAGCTTAGTTAAAGGCGACGGTAAAGAGTTGACAGATTTCTTTGCACACTATAACAAAGATAACGGAGGTGTTAAAGTTTTATTAGGCATTAGAGATGGTAAATACCAAGACGTATTTACAGGTATTTTCCTAAGTGTTACTAGTAAAATTACTGACTATGTGTCTAAAATTGTTACGGGTGACTATGGATTTAAGTCTTTCTACAACAACAGTTATACTTTTAATGAGTATAACGAAGAGTTGGCTCCTACAACAAGCGAAGTAGATGCTAATGCACCTATCATGATGTTTGGTGATTCTACTCCTGAGATTAAAGATCCTTTTGGGGGTTCTGTTTCAGACGGATCTATGAGTAGTTTGTTCTAATTTAATAAAGGGGAGTGAAATATCTCCCCTTATTTTATGGACTTAGATTCTTTAGAAACAAAACCTAGCTCAAAAACTATCTACTCTTTAATAGGACAAGATAGGTTGATGAGTTTTTATTTCCAACAAGAGATAAAGTTAGGTAAAAAGTATAAAAA